CTGATGGGGGGTGGGGGGAAAAGCGCGGACTGTAGTAATGCATGGGGACTACCTAACGGATTTATTCTTCCCAAGGCTCGTAAAAAAAAGTATAGTGTAAAAATATTTTATTAACCAAAGGTTCGATATGGCTATTGCTTTTGATCACTTCCAATTACTTGGAGAACAGGCTCTTCGTTCTATTGCGCAACGCATAGTTCCTGACTTGCCTGAAGCAACCATAACTGAAGATAAACTTTCCTCTTCTGTTCTTGATGTTATCCGCAATGCTGCTATTGCTCGTGTTCGTGGCGGCGAGGTAACAACTTCCTACAGTTCTTACGGTGGTATGGGCAGCAGTATCTTAGACACACGCCGCCGCAAATTCACTGATTCTGGTGATTCAAGAAACTATGCCAGCCAGTTGTTGCAGGTATTGCAGTATGTTTCTCCCGAAGCCGCAGCTGAATCTAGCATTGGGTTAGCTGATGTGTATGTGGATGAAAGGAATAACCTTATTATTAAGGACACCTACGACTTCCATAAGACTAAGAAGGGGCAAGACACCACTTCTTTGGTTGCGAAAGTCCATGCTTTGTTTGAGCCAGGTGGTATTTTTGAAGTATCTGAAGGCAATTCACGCGAGGTTATTCTTAACCTGGGGCAAGTTCCAGGCGATGTTGCTGGTACATTGCGTGAGCGCAACCGCCTTATTCCTAGTCCGATGAAGTATGTAGCCGCAGATATGGACTCTCAGTTTGATGGTGGCGCTGGCTTTGTAGACTATATGGGTAATATGGCAAAGGCTGCGTATAATTCTTTGAGCGATACCTTGAAGCTGGATGGTTACTCAACTGAAGAGAACGCACCGCTTGAGTTCACTGCTTTGATGAAAGGGGAGTTAGATACCTTCTTCTTCAACCAAGCTGATCGCAGCTCTGTGGATATTAGTGAGCTTGATCTTCCTTCTCCTGATCGCATCCCTGAGTTTCTTATTGGTATGGAAGCTGTAAAGCTCGGAGATGGTTCTTATGCTATCGGCTCTACAAATACCGATAAGGTTAGTTATAAAATTCCTGCTGAGTTTGAGCGCGTTGGGGAAGTTATCGACAATCCAATCAATTTAGATACTCCACGCCCCGTGCTTTCCTCTGGCTATGTTAGTGATGGACGACTAGATATTGCAACAAAAGCTAGTTCTTTGCTTGCTGGAGAGCCTACTCCACCAGTTGATCCTGATCGACTTAGCTTCTCACAGGCTTTTGCTCGCAATCGCGCTGCTGGACTTGAAACATTTTCTTGGCGCAACAATGAATACACAACCAAACTTGCGGAAGAAATGTAATGGCTCGTGATCCTAGACTTGTAAGAGCTGGCGTAAAGGGCTTTAATAAACCTAAGCGTACACCTAACCACCCCAAAAAATCTCATGTTGTGGTTGCAAAGGTAGGTGATAAAGTTAAGACTATACGATTTGGTGAGCAAGGTGCCTCAACTGCTGGAAAGCCCAAAGCAGGAGAGTCCGATCGTATGAAAGCAAAGCGCGCAAGCTTTAAGGCGCGTCATAGAAAAAACATTGCCAAGGGTAAGACGTCTGCGGCATACTGGGCTGATAAGGTTAAATGGTGAATTAAATGCCAAACGTAGCTGGAAAGAAATACCCATACACCCCTGCTGGCATTAAGGCGGCTAAGAAAGCTGCCGCCAAGAAGAAGGGGAAAAAGAAATCAATGTTGGAAGGATATGGTAAATGAGCAAGCTTTATAAAATTGATGGCGCCGAGTATATCGGTAAGGACACAGTAAAGACACCAGATGGTCGTTCACACTCAGGAAAAACTTTTAATCCTGATAGCGAGCGTTTGTTTACTGTGGAAGAGCTTTCGGATCGTGGTATTACTGCTCGCGCTCACGTCCCAGAGAAACGCGTAGAAAAAGTTAAAACAAAAAATACCCCCACTTCTTTGCGCAAGCTTGGTGAAGAGAGTACAGACTAATGGGAAAACAATCTTTAATGCAAAATGCTTATCCTTATCAAGACATTCTTGATGCTAACAAGAGTAAGAATTTTATCAAACGTATCTTAGACCCTAAGTCTGCCCCGTCCCCTTTGCTAGATGAAGCGGGGCACAAGCAAACACATCGAATGTCTGCTGAATACCTTGGTGAGAAAGGCACAATTCCAGCCGCCTTTCCTTTGGTTATCGAGCGCGATGGAAAGTTAGTTTTACTCAGCAAGCAAGAAGCGGCAGAGCACGCCAGAAACACTGGTGAGTATGTTGCCTTCAAGGATATTAAGTCTGCGGATCAGTTTAGCCGATTATACAAAACACCGGAATTTAAGGCGTTCTACAATGGCGGTAAATGAAGCAGGCAACTATACCAAGCCTACAATGCGTAAGAGTTTGTTTAATCGCATCAAGGCTGGTGGCAAGGGCGGAGCTCCAGGCCAGTGGTCTGCTCGCAAGGCTCAGATGCTTGCAAAACAATACAAGGCTAAAGGCGGGGGCTATCGGTGAAACCTTCTCAAAAATCCTTGGCCGCCTGGACAAAACAAAAGTGGCGCACAAAATCTGGTAAGCCCAGCACACAAGGTGCTGACGCTACTGGTGAACGCTATCTGCCAGAGAAAGCCATTAAAGCTTTGAGCGATGATGAGTACGCTCGCACCACCGCAAAGAAACGCGCAGCTCGCCGCGCAGGTAAACAATTCTCACAACAACCCAAAGGTGTTGCAAAAAAGACACGCAAGTATCGCAGCTAGGAGTAAGCTATGAGTTTCTTACATACAATCAATCAGCGTGAGCGCGATATGCTCCGCACTATTGTAAAGAAGGTGCATATGAAGCACCATCCAAAAGACTTCTGCACCGACTATGAGGCAGACAAACTGATTGCCACTATTGCCCCAGACACCGTTGAGAGACTTATCAAAGTAGGAACGGACTGGAAACTTGACAACATTTAAGTATAAACCTGACGGGGAAGTTCTTAAATCCTTTATGAAGGATGATACTTTCTTTCGTGGTATTCGGGGGCCTGTAGGCTCTGGCAAGTCTGTTGGCTGCTGTATTGAAATCTTTCGTCGCGCTCTTGCGCAGGAACAAAACGAGGATGGTGTGCGCCGATCGCGCTGGGCTATCATTCGGAATACAAACCCTCAGTTAAAAACTACTACGATTAAGACTTGGCTTGACTGGTTTCCTGAAGAAACCTGGGGTAAGTTTCGCTGGGAGGTTCCGTATACTCACCATATCAAGCGCAAAGATTTAGACTTAGAAGTTATCTTTCTTGCTCTCGATAGACCAGAAGATGTAAAGAAACTACTGTCCCTTGAGTTGACTGGCATCTGGATCAACGAGGCTCGCGAGCTACCCAAATCTATTATTGATGCGTGTACTATGCGTGTGGGACGTTTTCCTTCTATGCGCGAAGGCGGCCCCACTTGGACTGGAGTTATTGCTGACACCAACGCCCCAGAAGAAGATCACTGGTGGCCTATTATGTCGGGTGAAGTTCCTGTGCCAGATCATATCTCTCAAGAAGAGGCGCGTATGTTGGTTGCTCCAGACAACTGGAAGTTCTATACACAGCCAGCAGGTATGGTTGCAGTAAAGGATGGCGATGGCAATGTATTAGACTATGAGCCTAACAAGGAAGCTGAGAACCAAAAAAATATGATGTCAAGCTATTACCCAAACCTTATCCGTGGTAAAACTAAAAGTTGGATTGATGTTTATGTAATGAACAAGCTTGGTCAGATTAATGAAGGAAAACCTGTTTATCAAATGTTTGCTCCAGATATGCACGTTGCTAAAGAAGAAATTCCTGTGGCTGCTGGTGTTCCTGTCTTTATTGGGCTGGACTTTGGCCTTACTCCTGCTGCTGTTTTTGGTCAGCGTGTTAGAGGTCGTTGGTTACTTCTTCAGGAAATTGTAGCGTTTGATATGGGCATTGTGCGGTTTGCCGAGCTTCTTCGCACAGAAATAGCAACTCGGTATTCTGGCTGCGATGTGAACATCATTGGCGACCCTGCTGGTGACTTTAGGGCACAGACTGACGAGAGTACTCCATTTCAAATCTTGCGAGGTGCTGGGCTAACTGCTCGCCCAGCTTCAAGCAATGATGTGTCTCTTCGCATTGAGGCTGTTGCTGGAACGCTAAACAGAATGGTAGATGGCAAGTCTGGCCTGCTGATCGACCCACGCTGCAAAGAGCTAATCAAAGGCTTTGAGGGTGGCTATGGTTATCGTCGTATGCAGGTATCAGGTGAACGCTTTGATGATAAGCCTGACAAGAACCGCTTCTCTCACATACACGATGCTTTGCAATACTTAATGCTTGGGGGTGGCGAAGGTAGAACCGTTCTAAACCAGGGGCAGGTTGCAAGGCCATTTACTATGAAGCGAGAGTTTGATATATTTACTCGTAAGCCTAAACGGGCAAAGCAAAGTTTTTGGAATAGGATGAAGTAATGGGTATGTCGGGACCAGCGCTTGCTAGAAAGCGCGCAAGAGAGCAAGCGGCGCGCGCAAACTTAAAAGCATCTGCTTTGCAGCAAATGGGAATTGACCCATCTAAAATTACCGATCCTGTGGAAAAAGCTTTTACAGAAAAGGCTATTGCTGAATTTACACCTTACAAATATGACTATAAAAAATACCGTCCATCTCAGGCTGTACAAGACAAAAGAAACCTACAAGAATTTCAAAAACAATTTGCAGCCGCGAAAAAAGCCGCAACTATGTTTGATCTTACTGCAGAACAAATTTCAGAGGCAAAAGCTGCTGGTGTTGATCCGAGAACAATCGATGCGATGCGCATTGAAACACTGAAGCAGGCTGATGAGTATTTTGACATTAAGAGAAAAGCTCGCTCTCCTGGAATTGTGGGTTCATCTAATACTCAAAAATTAAAAGAAATTAGAGAGAAAGGCGTTGCTGGTGCAAAAAGAGTCAGCATGGATATTGAGCTTGCCTCCTCTGATCTTGCTGCTAAAGTAAAGTCTGATATTGCAAAGCAACCACAGCTTCAGGCTATTAGAGAGCGACGGAAAAAAGCTGTAACTGAAGTTGCCAAAAAACTAACTCCTAGTTCAAGATCTGGGGTTAGCGCATTGCTTTCCGATAGGGGTGGGCAAGGATTTTTTACTAGATACTTTAAGGCGTAATTATGGCAGAGGCTAAACTTAGTTCTTATGACGAGCTTGTTAAAGAAGCGCAGGGTGCTGGTGTTGATCCACGAAGCATTGAATACTTTCAAAGTCTGCAAAAAACTGCGACTGAAAAACAAAAAGCTTATACTCGAACACTAAAGAAAAAGAAAAGTGGCTTTGGGGGATTTGTACGAAAAGTTGGTGGTGCTTTAGGTGTCGGCGGCAGTAGTATTGAAAAGTATCGTACGCTTGCCTTAGAAGCCCAGCTTGCTGTAAAAGATGCTGAAGCTGGGTTGCGATCCGACATTACAAAACAAATAGAGCTGCAAAAAGTTAGACGCGCCAAAAAATCTGCTGTACAAGAGCAGGTTGCTGGTTCATTGTTTAAGCGAGGTAAAACCGCTTTACTCTCTAGCCCTGCTGGTGGTAGCGGCTTCTTTACTGGATACTTTGAATGATGCAAGATATAGCAAAACATTACATTAAAAAATACGAAACAGCGCGGACGCACCGCACGACATTCGAGGATTTGTTCCAAGAGTGTTACGACTATGCTCTGCCCCAACGGGAAGGTTTTTATTACAATGCGCCAGGTCAACGCCGTTTT